GCGGGACTTCGCGCACGCTTGCGCGGATCCGAATTCGCAACTCTTCAAAAATCCTGAAGACTTCCAGCTCTACCTGGTCGGAGAATTCGACGACGACACTGGAGTACTTACGGGGAAAACGGCTCAACTCATCGCGAACGCAACGCAATTCGTCAAAGGGGAATAAAACATGAGATCCGTCATGACACATCAATTCAGCCAAGTACCCAAGGCTGAAATTCCGCGCTCTAGCTTCGACCGCTCTCACGGCTACAAAACCACGTTCGACGCCGGCCTCCTGATTCCAATCCTCGTAGACGAGGCTCTTCCCGGCGATACCTTCAACTGCCGCGTTACTGCTCTCGCCCGGCTCGCGACGCCTATTTATCCGCTCATGGACAACATGTTCATGGATACGTTCTTCTTCTCCGTTCCCATGCGCCTCGTCTGGGACAACTGGCAACGCTTCAACGGCGAACAGCCAAACCCGGGCGACTCGACCGACTTCACCATTCCTCAAATGGTTTCACCTGGCGGCGGCTATGCCGCAAACTCAATCCATGACTATTTCCGCCTCCCAACAGGCCTTGCTAACGTCTCTCATTCCTGCTTATGGCACCGTGCTGACGCGCTCATCTGGAACGAATGGTTCCGCGACCAAAACCTCCAGGACGCAATCGCCGTCCCCAAAACAGATGGCCCTGACCTTCACACCTTCTACGAACTCCAGCGACGCGGAAAGCGGCACGATTACTTCACTTCCTGCCTCCCCTGGCCCCAAAAAGGGGAAGGCGTGACCATTCCCCTGGGCGGCATGGCTCCAGTCGCAACTAACGCAAGCGCAAACGAGGTCATCGGCATTCGAGCTCCGAACATCGGCCCCGACGTCTATCGGTGGACGCAAACTGGCGACAATCCGAACCCCATCACGCAAACCGGAAGCACGGCGCCGGAAGCTCTCTACGCGGATCTCACCGCGGCAACCGCGGCGACAATCAATTCGCTGCGTCAGGCATTCCAAATCCAAAAAATCTACGAAAGGGACGCACGTGGCGGAACGCGGTACATCGAGCTCATCAAATCTCACTTCGGCGTCACATCGCCCGACGCGCGGCTCCAGCGCCCTGAATACTTGGGCGGCGGCTCGACGCCTATCAATGTCATCCCTGTTCCGCAAACCTCGCCCACTGGAACATATGCAAATACACCTCAGGGCAACCTGGCTGCTTACGGTCAGACGGTACTGCGGAACCATGGCTTTACAACGTCGTTCACGGAACACTGCCTTATTATTGGGCTGGTTTCCGTTCGCGCGGATCTCACCTACCAGCAGGGGCTTGACCGCATGTGGTCTCGCAAAACTCGCTTCGACTTCTACTGGCCGGCGCTTTCTCACATTGGCGAACAGGCTGTTCTACAGCAGGAAATCTTCGCCTCTGGCGTACAAGCTCAGGACGAAACGGTTTTTGGCTATCAGGAAAGGTATGCGGAATATCGCTACAAACCAAGCCGAATAACCGGCGAATTTCGCTCGAACTTCGCTCAATCTCTTGATGCATGGCATCTCGCACAAGACTTCGCGACAGCTCCAGTCCTCAACGAAGAGTTCATTCAGGACAATCCACCTATAGACCGCGTTATCGCGGTCAACACGGAACCGCATTTCCTGTTCGATTCCTACATCAAAATGCGCTGCGCTCGACCCATGCCTGTCTACGGCGTGCCCGGCCTCATAGATCACTTCTAACCATGGATCCTATCTCAACCGCAGCTGCTGCCGCCTCCGGAGGGGGCGGCATTTTCAGCTCTCTCGCCTCCATCGGCTCATCCGCCGCCGGAATCGGCTCACTCTTGTCCGGCCTGGGCTCTCTCTTCGGCGGCAAAAAAAAGAAAGACGACGGCCCGTCGGCGGAGGAACTCATCGCCATGCAACTTCGTCATCAATTCGACTGGTCAGCGAAAGCGGCTATCGAGATGCCAGCTTTCCAGGTGCAAGGACTCCGCAAAGCAGGCCTGAATCCCATGCTGGCCGTCGGCAAGGGAATCTCCGGGCCGGACTACGCGAAAGCATCCATGCCCATGGACGATCGTTCAATCTCGCTCCAGCGCTCTCAACTCGACCTGCAAAAAGCGTCGGCAATGTCCGCGCTGGCCCTGCAAGCATCACAGGTCGAACTCACCCGGGCTCAGACCGCAAAAACCATCGCGGAAACTGAAACCGAAACCAAGCGCCCGGAAAACATCGCTGGCGATACCGCACTAAAAAACGCGCAGCAAAACGCGCAACAGGCCCTGTCGGGCCTCCACACTCAACAAAACGTTACATCGGCTGCACAGCAGGCCGTCCTCGAAGTCGAAAAATCTCTCAAAGACTTCGATCTTAAAAATCTTCAACCTCAACAACTCGTAAAGCTCAAACAGGACATTGAAATAATGGCCCAAGAGCTAAAAACGGCCGTCCGAATCGGCAAACTCGATGAGAGTAAATTCGGTGAGGTCATGGGCTACATCAAGCGCCTGACCGAATCCATCGGCCTATCCACTGGCGTCTCCAGACGCCTTGGAAAATGACCCGCGTGGATCCGACGCATTGAAAATGAAACGGAGTGCGGGTCTTGATCTTCGCTCCAATGCCTATGCAATTGGAGCGCGCTTAGCCCCCTGCCCCTCATGGGGCAGGGGGTTGGGGGATGGGGTGGGCCGTTCTACGGCCTCTGCACTCGGTAGTGCGTCGCTGCTTCTGCGACGCACAACCTTACAATTGGCCTCAGCCAAATAAAAAACACTCAAACCATTCAAATCTCTTATTACCTTCACCAAGGAAAAATCTCATGTCTTCACAAACGCGCATCACTCAACCGCGAAACACTCCCTTCAAAGACGCATACTCAACACCAGAACGTCACCAGACCTTCTTCACTCTGCCCTCGCAGACAAAACAATCCTTCAAAGACGAATGCGACGTCAATCGCATCGTCGCCCGGTTCCAAGCAACCGGACAAATACCAAATATCAACGAGTTGCCTCCTCAATACCTCGACGTCACCGCGCTCGACTTCCAGGAACACCAAAACTTTATTGCCGAGGCTCAATCCATGTTTATGGAAATGCCGTCGGCTCTCCGATCGCGCTTCAACAATTCGCCCGGCGAATTCCTCGACTTTTGCTCTCAGGAAAAGAACCGCTCGGAAATGATCCAATTAGGCCTTCTAAGGCCTCTACAAGAGGCGATCGTTCCGTCGCCGATACCAATCCCTCAACCAAACTTATCCACAGCTCAAAACCCTCAAAATCCCTCTCAACCGAATTTGCAATCGTAAAAAACCCGAGATCATCATCGCCACGTCGATGGGTCGCAGGGAACCAAAACGGCACATACAATACTTGTTTCATATGTGCTACTTGACAGCAATCCAATTCTGTCCTAACCTATGAACGCCATCCTGTTGTTTCTTTTACTGAAAGGGTTTAATCATGAAACGGTCCAAGTTGTCGTCCAAAACCAGCCGCAAGCTGTTCTCGAAAACCGCCTCCAGGACGCACCGCAAAAACATCGTCGGTGCTCAGACTGTCATGCGGGGCGGCATTCGCCTTTGAGCGATGCCGTGTTACTTCCCGCTGACCGGGTACCGGGAAATATCCACGACCAAAACGGGGAAGCGAAAGCTCACCTTCGGGAGTGGCGGCTACCGTGACCTCCCGGTTACAATCCCGTGTGGGAAATGCATCGGCTGCCGGCTCGAACGCTCTCGGCAATGGGCCGTCAGGCTCACCCATGAGCTACAGTTCCACGAGCTGGCAGTCTTCCTCACACTCACCTATAACGACGATCGGCTGCCCGAGGGAGGTTCACTCAATCGCAAACATTTTCAAGACTTCATCAAGCGGCTGCGCTTCCATCACGAAGCGCCCTACCGCAAAGCCAGAAAAACCCCGCCAAAAATCAAGTATTACCACTGCGGGGAATACGGCGAGCAACTCAATCGACCGCACTACCATGCGATCATCTTCGGCCTTGACTTTGCTGACAAAATCAAGCATCGAAAAGCCCGAGACGGCGAGCAAATCTATACCTCGCAAACACTCGAAAAACTCTGGGGCCACGGCTTCTGCGAAATCGGCTCCGTCACCTTCAAATCATGCGCGTACACTGCGCGCTACGTGACCAAAAAAATATCAGGAGAATCCGCCGATGCCCACTACACCAAGCTCAATCTCGATACCGGGGAAATGTTCCGAATCGAACCCGAATACTCCACTTGCTCACAAGGCATTGGAGAGCGTTGGCTTGAACGCTATGCCTCGGATGTATTCCCATCCGACCATGTTGTCATCGGCGGAAAAGAAACTGGTGTCCCAAGGTACTACCGTAAGAAACTTGAGCAGCATAATCTCAAGATGTCGAAAGCTCTGCTCTACAAAAGAATCCGCTCAGCTAAGAAACGTGCAGCTGATAACACACCTGAGCGACTCGCTGTGAAACACGAATGCCGTAAGGCAAAAATCCAATCTCTTAAAAGGAACCTGTAATGCAAAAAGTAATCTGCTCCGTCCGTGACATCACTGCTGATGTCTTCTCGTCGCCTTTTAGTTCGGCGAATACTCTGACCGCAACGCGGGATTTCGCGCATGCTTGCGCGGATCCCAATTCGCAACTCTTCAAAAATCCCGAAGACTTCCAGCTCTACCTGGTCGGAGAATTCGACGACGACACTGGAGTACTTACGGGGAAAACGGCTCAACTCATCGCGAACGCAACGCAATTCGTCAAAGGTGAATAAAACATGAAATCCGTCATGACACATCAATTCAGCCAAGTACCCAAGGCTGAAATTCCGCGCTCTAGCTTTGATCGCTCTCATGGGTACAAAACAACATTCGACGCCGGCCTCCTGATTCCAATCCTCGTAGACGAGGCTCTTCCCGGCGATACCTTCAACTGCCGCGTTACTGCTCTCGCCCGGCTCGCGACGCCTATCTATCCGCTCATGGACAACATGTTCATGGATACCTTCTTCTTCTCCGTTCCCATGCGCCTCGTCTGGGACAACTGGCAACGCTTCAACGGCGAACAACCAAACCCGGGCGACTCGACCGACTTTACCATTCCGCAAATGGTTTCACCTGCCGGCGGCTATGCCGCAAACTCAATCCATGACTATTTCGGCCTCCCCACAGGCGTTGCTAACGTCTCTCATTCATGCCTATGGCACCGTGCTTACGCGCTCATCTGGAACGAATGGTTCCGCGACCAAAACCTCCAGGACGCGATCGCCGTCCCCAAAACAGATGGCCCTGACCTTCACACCTTCTACGAACTCCAGCGACGCGGAAAGCGACACGACTACTTCACTTCCTGCCTCCCCTGGCCACAAAAAGGGGAAGGCGTAACCATTCCCCTGGGCGGCATGGCTCCAATCTCAACTTACGCAAGCGCAAATGAGGCCATCGGCATCCGCGCTCCCAACATCGGCCCCGACGTCTATCGGTGGACGCAAGCTGGCGACAGTCCGAACCCCATCACGCAAACCGGAACCATCGTGTCGGAAGCTCTCTACGCAGACCTGACCGCGGCAACCGCGGCGACAATCAATTCGCTGCGTCAGGCGTTCCAAATTCAAAAAATCTATGAAAGGGATGCACGTGGCGGAACGCGCTATATCGAGCTCATCAAATCTCACTTCGGGGTTACGTCTCCGGACGCGCGGCTCCAGCGTCCTGAATATCTGGGCGGCGGTTCCACGCCTATCAATGTCATTCCGGTCCCGCAAACCTCACCTACTGGGACTTATGCTAATACACCGCAAGGGAATCTTGCGGCCTACGGACAAACGGTTCTGCGGAACCACGGTTTTACCACCTCATTTACGGAGCATTGCCTCATCATCGGGCTGGTGTCCGTTCGCGCTGACCTTACGTATCAACAAGGGCTTGATCGCATGTGGTCGAGAAAAACTCGCTTCGACTTCTATTGGCCGGCTCTTTCTCACATCGGTGAACAAGCTGTTCTTCAGCAGGAAATTTTCGCCTCTGGGGTACCAGCTGAAGATGAAACGGTGTTCGGTTATCAGGAACGCTATGCGGAGTACAGGTACAAACCCAGCCGAATCACCGGCGAGTTCCGTTCGAACTTCCCCCAATCTCTGGATGCATGGCATCTCGCACAAGACTTCGCGACAGCTCCAGTCCTCAACGAAGAGTTCATTAAGGAAAATCCGCCTATCGACCGCGCGATA